CGACGCATTCAGCGACACAGATCAGAACTCAAGCTTCCTTTCAGTAACAGTACAGAAGTACGCTGGACAGCAGACATTCTCAGTTGAATTGCTAGATCGTACATCTCCAGCATTCTTCGATGAGCTAGTCCGCAACATGGCAGCAGCTTACGCAAAGGCAACTAACTCAGCAGTAAACGCTGCACTTATTTCAGGTGCAACTGCAGATGCGACAACAACAGTCACATACCCAACTGCAGCAGAACTCCTTGGAATCGTTGCTCGCGGATCAGCATCTGTCTATGGTGCAACAGCAGGACTTCCAAATCCATTTGCTCGCAACATGGTCGTATCTACAGGACAATGGTCAAACATCATGTCACTTAACGATGCAGGACGCCCTATCTACACAGCTTCACAGCCAATGAACGCAGGCGGAGCAGTTGCTCCAACTTCACTCACAGGTAACGTTGCTGGACTCAACCTTTATGTTGATCCAACAAACGGCGGAGATGGCGATGGAACAATCCTTATCGTTAACCCAGATGCGTACACATGGTACGAGTCACCAACTTACCGCCTACGCGCAGAATCAACTGCAGCAGGACAGGTAACAATCGGCTACTACGGCTTCGGAGCAATCGCTACCAAGGTCGGCGCAGGCGCATTCAAGAACAACAAGGCGTAAGCCAAACCTAAGTCGCTCCAGGGGTAGTGCCCTTCTACCCCTGGAGTCTTTAGAAAGGATCAGAGCATGGCATTGACTACAGTTGCGGAGCTTCGCACCGCCCTTGGCGTTGGCACTCTTTATACTGATGCAGTCTTGCAGCAAGTCTGCGATGCCGCAGATAACGTACTCTTGCCCTTTCTATGGAAGAATCAGCAATACATTATTGCTCACGGCAATACGGGCACAGTAGGCACACTTTATTTTGATCAGGATATCCGCGAGTATTTCTACGTTGGACAATCTGTAACAATCTCAGGTGCAGGTAGTCGCTACAATGGGACTAAGACAATTACAAAAGTCGATACACGTTCATTTAACGTAACTACAGCTCACACAACGGACAATCCACGTCACACAGTCGAGCCTTATGGCATCGCGGCAGTCGAAACTTATACCGATTATGCAACGATCCCGGCAATTCAAGAGGCTGCGCTTATGATTTCGATCGACATCTGGCAGTCTCGCCAGGCTCCATCTTCAGGCGGAGTCACCATCGATGGCTATCAACCTTCTCCTTATCGCATGGGCAATACTCTTCTCGCTCGTGTCCGTGGCCTTCTCGCGCCTTATCTTGATCCGAGATCGATGGTGGGCTAATGGCCGCCATTTCAACACTCCGCGCAGGACTCGCCTCAGCTCTTACTGACAATACAAAATACTCAGTCTTCTCATTCCCACCTGCAACACCTATTGCCAATAGCGTGATAGTTGCACCAGCCGATCCTTACATATCGCCATCTAACGGCTATCGCAACACCATCGCTCCTATGGCTCACTTCGTCATTTCCGTCATGGTTCCTTTGCTTGATAATGAAGGCAACCTTAACGGAATTGAAGATAACATCGTTCGGGTATTTAACCTGCTCGCTGCATCTTCATACACCTATAACGTCACAGAAGTATCCGCCCCGGCGGTCTTAAGTGCCGCTTCTGGTGATCTACTAACCTGCAATATCAATGTATCCGTACTTACGAGTTGGAGTTAAACCATGACCGAATTGGCACAATGGGAAAAAGAAAACGAAGAATTCCTGATCAAAATCGGTCAGGTAAAGCCAGCGGCTGCAAAGCCACTTAACAAGAAAGACGAGGAATAAACCGTGTCAGTATATCTAAGCAACGGAGTAGTTCTAACTGTCAACGCGGTTGATCTCTCTACTCTAGTCACAAGCGTCACACTTAACCGATCATTCGATGAGCTTGAAGTTACAGCAATGGGCGACAGCGGACATAAGTTCGTTAAAGGCCTTGAGGCATCTTCAATCACAATCGACTTTCTCAATGATGAAGCAACATCTAAGACACTTCAGACATTGAACTCAGTTCTCGGAACTAACACGACAGTAACAGTCAAGCAAACTTCTGCTGTAACGTCAGCGACTAACCCTCTTTACACAATGACTTGCCTAGTCAACAACATCACACCTATTAACGGTGCAGTTGGCGATCTATCAACTCAGTCAGTAACCTGGAACGTCTCTGGTACAGTAGCAGTCACAACCGCATAATCTAATTAAACAAAGGGGCAAAGCATGGCAAAGTTAATAGTCACGATGGCAGACAACACAGTCACCGAGATCGAGATCACTCCTCGATTAGAGTACGCGTTCGAGCTATATGCTAAAAAGGGATTTCACAAAGCGTTCCGCGATGATGAGAAGCAATCAGATGTCTATTGGCTTGCATGGGAAGGCCTTCGGTTAAGTGGAACCGTAGTCAAGCCATTCGGCGCAGACTTTCTCGAAACTCTTAAGAGTGTAGAGGTTGCTGAGTCTGACCCTTTGGCCTAGGCAGGGATAGCATCCACTATCTCATCGCTCGATTGAGCATTGAGACGGCTATCCCTCCACAATCTTTAATTGATTTAGATTCATCGATGCTTCAGATGCTACTTAAGGCGCTGAAGGATAGAGCAAAGGAGCAGGCAGATGCCTACAGAGCTAAAAGGCGCTAGTGCGCTTCGCAAGGCTCTTAAGCAATTTTCGCCTGATCTTGACAAAGAGACTCGTGATGAGATGGTCGGATTCCTTAAGCCAGTTGTAAAGAAGGCTAGAGGATTTCTGCCATCTAATTCAGAAGCTCCATCTGGATTCGTAAAGCATGAAGTAAAGACTGCGAAGTTCCCGATGTACGACGCCGCCGAGGCTCGTCGAGGAATTGGATACAAGCTCACGCCTACTAAGCCTAATCGCCAAGGATGGTCGCAATCTGTATCGATCCACAATAAGACTGCAGCAGGTGCGATCGTTGAAACCGCCGGACGTAAGTCTGGAATAACTGGCAACTTTTCACCAAGATTTCAAGGCTCATTCGCTGGCCGTAACAAGATGCAAGGCCGTGCGATGTTTAAGGCTTACGATCAGGATCAAGGCAAGGCTAAGGTCGGAGTGATCCGAGCCCTGGAAAAGGCCGCCGCTAAGTTTAACTCGAAAGGCAATAACAATGGCTGAGCTACGGATTCCGATAGTTGTCGAAAACAAAGGCAAGAAGGCATTTAGCGACACGAGCAAAAGTGTCAGCGCACTAGACAACAACGTCAAGAAATTAGGTAAGAGCCTTGCAGCAGTATTTGGAGCCCAGCAGCTTCTAAAGTTTACCAAGAACGCAGCGAGCGCCTTTATTGAGGATCAGCGCGAAGCTACTCGCCTTGCAATGGCAGTTAAGAATCTAGGTCTAGCCTTCGAGGCTCCAGCCATCGAAGATTATATTCAGAAGTTATCTCGCTTATCAGGCGTCACAGATTCTGAACTTCGTCCATCGATGCAGGCACTATTGCAGATTACGGGTTCAGTTACCGAATCCCAGAAGATTCTCAACCAGGCTTTAGATGTAGCAGCCGCTACTGGCATCAATGTTTCTACCGTTGCACAGGATATTGGCCGAGCCTATACAGGCAACACAAGAGGCCTAAGAAAATATAATCTAGGCTTGACTCAGGCCGAATTGACTACATCCAGTTATGTAGATGTTCAGGCTCGCCTTAATACTTTATTCGGCGGAGCCAATGCGGCTCAACTCCAGACTTATGCAGGCCAGATGTCTTTGCTTACCGTTGCCGCAGGCGAGGCCAGTGAGACAATCGGCAAGGGCTTGATCGATGCCATGATTACTTTGACCGAATCTAAGGATGTCACAGATTTTGTCAATAAGATCGATTCAGTAGCCCAAAGCATCTCTAATGCGATCGGTTCAGTCTCTCGCTTCATTCAGGTCATCAAGTTGCTTCCATCTTCGACAGGTCGCAATGATCCACGAATTGCCGCTATCTTTGATCCTGCCCGTAACGCTCAGCCTTTAACAAGCACCAATGTCTTAGGCATAAGCACTTTGCAAAAGCAAGAAGCCCAGCGCAAGAAGGTCGAATCTGACGCCATGAAGCGCGCTAAAGAATTGCTATCAGTTCAGAAGAAAAACTTAGATACACAGAAGAAACAGAATGCTCTGAATAAGGCGTCTAAAACTCTTAACTTAGAAGCGATCAGCATCGAGGCAGCCCTTAAGGGTCAGATCAGCGAGACAGATCGCCTATCTTTGCTATTGCAGAAATCCGTCCTCGAAGGCAATGCAACCCTGGCCACGCAATTATCCGATCAATTAGAAGCTGCAACTGAGCGCCAGAATAATCTTCGTCAATTATTGATTACAACCCCAGAGGCTCCAAACCCTTATCGCAACTGGACGCTACCTACTGAACTACTCAATTACACGGCTTCATCTTTGGGCGTATCCGTAGCACAATTACAAACTGCCCCGGTGGCTCCATCATCGACCTTCTCGGATGCTCAGATGGAATTGATGGCAGCAGTCAATTCATTCCAAAGCGCTAACCAAGCGGCAGTCAATGTTGAGGTTTACCTCGATGGCGACATCGTAGGGAATGCAGTTCGCGATTCATCAATTAATCAATCACTTTCTGGATCATTTAACACAGTCAACCGCACGAACAGATTTGCCGCTGAGGGCTTCATCCCAGCATGAGTCTTCCAGCCACAATTTCGGTCTCCTTTGACTTTAGCCAGGGTGCTACCTTCGGCTTTCCGTTTACTATTGGCGACCCTATCAACGGCGTTATTGGCGTGTCTCAGTTCGCATCGAGCGAAGTCCCAGAGCCAGTAATTGATCTCAGCTCTACTACACGCCAGATCAGGATCAGCCGTGGCCGTAACATCATGCGTGATACTTATGAGGCTGGCAATTGCACAGTTCGAGTCATTGATGAAGACGGATCATTTAACCCACAGAATCCTGCATCACCTTACTTTGGCTATCTCACTCCGCTTAGAAAGATTCGCGTAGCTGCAACTACTGCAACGACTCAGGCTTTTCTATTTTCAGGCTATGTGACAGACTACAAGTACACCTACCCAACAGGGCAGGAATTGGGTTATGTCGATATTAGTTGCTCAGATGCATTCCGACTCTTTGCTATGGCTAACGTCACGACCGTGGCAGATGCAACAGCAGGCCAGACCACAGGCACGCGCATTGATAAAATCCTTGATCAAGTAGATTTCCCATCATCGATGAGAATTGTCGACACAGGTTCAACCACAGTTCAGGTTGATCCAGGCACTACACGATCAAGCCTTTCAGCCATTCAGGTTGCCGAGTTTACAGAGCAGGGCGCATTCTTTGTGCAGGCAGGTGGAGAAGTAGAGTTTAAGGATCGCAACGATGTAGTCGGATCACTAGCCCCGGCGGCTATCCAATTCAATCAATCTGGCGGCATTCCATACTCTGATCTCAAGTACGCCTTCGATGATAAGCTAATTATCAATAACGCAACCATGACTCGCGTCGGTGGCACTACCGTCTCATCAACCGACTCAGACTCTATCGCTAAATACTTTCCTCATGGCATGAACGTCGATAACCTAATTGCCCAGACAGATGCTCAGGTTCAGAACATTGCAGATATCTACGTTGCTACTCGCAAAGAGACAACGATCCGCATCGATGCCATGACTGTCGATCTACTCGATCCTAACGTGCCTACTGACACAATGATCGGCCTTGATTATTTTGACAATGTAGAGATTACCAATATCCAGCCAGACGGCTCGACAATCGTCAAGACCTTGCAGGTACAGGGCTTAGCATGGGATATAACCCCTAACAGCATGAAATGCACAGTAACAACACTTGAACCTATAGTTGAAGGATTCATTATCGGATCATCGACTTACGGTATAATCGGACAATCCATAATGGGATACTAGGAGAAAATCATGGCAGAAGGCTTTCCAGCGACAACAGGCGACATCTTCACAGCCGCAGACTATAACGGCCTAGTAGCCTTTACCGTCGGCGCAGCTAATACCAACGACTATACGGCGACAATATCTGACGCCTATCAGGTTTTAGAACTAATGAACAAGTCCAGTGCTATTGCTTTTAACATTCCTACCAATGCCTCAGTAGCATTCCCGATCGGTACAGTCATTACAGTTCTCAACATTGGCACAGGTACTTGCACAATCAAGGCCGTTACCTCTGGTACGACTACAGTATTAAGCGCTGGGGCAACGGCGGCACAACCTACACTCGGACAATACAAATCAGCAGCTTGCATCAAGACTGGTACAGATACTTGGTACGTCGTCGGAGCCATTGCATAATGCTCAACAATACAGTCGCACTTTTAGCAACGGGAGGATTCTCCTTCAGCGCAGATTATTTGGTTGTTGCTGGTGGCGGTGGCGGTGGTGCGTCAGTCGGTAGTGGTTACGGCGGTGGCGCTGGTGGCGGTGCTGGTGGTTTACGATGCACAGTAACTGCAACTGGTGGTGGCGGTTCCTTAGAATCAGCCCTATCTGTATTGACTGGAGTCTCATATTCCGTACAAGTTGGTGGCGGTGGTACTGGCGCAACAACTAACGTCAAAGGCGGAAATGGTACCGATTCAATTTTTTCTACCATTACATCAACTGGGGGCGGTGGTGGTGGTACTGCCGCTGCAGGCTTTGCAAATGTTAATGGAGCCGCAGGCGGTTCAGGCGGCGGCGGTGCATACATCAACGGTACAGGTGGAGCCCGTACTACAGGACAAGGTTTTGCTGGTGGTTCAACTACAGGCGACGGTGGCGCAGGCGGTGGTGGTGCAGGAGTAGTAGGAAGTAATACAACTACTGCATCAGGTGGCAACGGTGGTAATGGAATCGCAACATCGATCACGGGTTCATCATTAAGTTATGGTGGCGGTGGCGGTGGTGGTGCATATGTTAGTGGCAACGGTACTGGTGGTACGGGTGGCGGAGCCAACGGTGGAACAAACGCAGGAGATACAAACAAAGGCGGTGGTGGCGGTGGTGCCACTGGTGGAGCAGGCGCTAATGGCGGTAATGGCGGATCAGGCGTTGTTATTCTTCGTTATCCAGACACACGCACAATCACAATAGGTGCAGGATTAACAGGAACAGAAAGTGCTGCAAGCGGTGGATACAAGCGCGCAACAATCACTGCTGGCACAGGAAATGTGAGCTGGGCATAATGGCACACTACGCATTTTTAGATGATTCAAGCATTGTCACAGAAGTTATTACTGGTATCGATGAGACTGAATTGATTGAAGGCCTAGATCCTGAAACATGGTATGGCAATTTTAAAGGCCAAGTCTGCAAGCGAACAAGCTTTAATGGCAACATAAGATTTAATTATGCAGGAGTGGGATATTCCTACGATCCTATTGATGATGCTTTCGTGCCACCAATGCCGTGTGAACATGCAGAATTGACTCTTAATGAACTCAAAAGATGGGAGTGTGCAACCTGTGAAGCCGCGCTTAAGCCGCTCAGCGATCCAACTGCGTGAACAGATCGATGATGCATTCCCCGGTAGAGATAGAACTTCGGACGGCTGGATCGGCGATACAAGACACGCTGCGCGCAAGTCTGATCATAATCCAGATGCACAAGGATGGGTACGTGCCATCGATGTTGACCGCGACCTTGCAGGCAAAGGCAGGAAGCCCGATGTCATGCCTGACCTGGTCGATCAGATTCGACTCCTTGCAAAGTCTGGCGATAAGAGAATCAGTTACATCATCTTTGATGGCAAGATCGCCTCAGCTAAGAAGGCTTGGGCTTGGCGTCCTTATGATGGGATCAATAAGCATAATCACCATGCGCATGTCAGCTTTACTATCAAGGGCGATGAAGACTCTAGTTGGTTCAATATCCCGATGATAGGTGGTAAATAATGGAAGCAATTATCTATGCAACTCTTGGACTTATAGCGATCCCGGTCATCCGTACTGCGATCAAGTCCTACCGCGCTAAAAAGGCCGTTGCCGATATTGTCGTGGATGCTATTGAGGCCGCAGTCGATACCGTGGAGAAGAAGTGAACACAACTGACTTCATTACGCTCTACTTTGCAAGCCTTGCCGTAATCGGCGGCCTTGCAGGTTATGTGATCACTCATCTACTTTCTGAAATTAAGAGACTGAACTCGCGTGTCGATGAGATTTACAACATACTCCTAGAGCGATAATTATTGACATGGCACGAAAGAAAGTCATCGATCTCGATACTTATTCACAGTTAGATGCATGGGCTATCAGCCTGCATGAGATGTATCGCGCATTGCGCCGTGCAGGTTTTGCAGTTGATTTATGCCTAAGCATTATTCAAGACCGAGATGCTTACCCTGACTGGATTCTGCCATCGATCCCCGACCGCGTGGATCGCATACCCTACGAGGATGATGACGACGAGGATTAAATGAAGCGCATAGTCATAGTGAGCGACCTACAGGTTCCGTTCCACGATCGACACGCAGTTAAGAATCTAGTTAGTTTTATCAGCAAGTTTAAGCCGCATGAAGTAGTGACAATAGGTGACGAAATTGATTTCAACACAATCAGCAAATGGTCAGAAGGAACGCCAGAAGCATACGAACAGACTCTTGGAGATGATCGCGAGGAGGCTATTCAGGTTCTTTACGATCTCCAGGTGACGCAAATGATTCGTAGCAATCATACGGATCGCTTGTACACACAGATAATGCGCAAGATTCCATCATTCCTGTCATTGCCAGAGCTTCGCTTCGAGAAGTTTATGCGTTTGGATCAATTGGGTATTACCTTCCATCGCAAGCCTTACAACATCGCCCCGGGCTGGATCGCAGTTCATGGCGACCATACCCCTATAAAGTCACAAGGGGGCTTATCAGCCCTAGAAGCTGCCCGTAGACACGGCAAGAGCGTGATCTCGGGACATACTCACAGAGCAGGCAGATCGTCCTTCTCAGAGGCCTCTGGAGGCCGTATAGGGCGTGTTCTGCATGGGGTAGAGGTAGGAAACCTCATGGACTTCAGTAAGGCCTCATATACTAAGGGATCGGCTAACTGGCAACAGGCGTTCGCCATTATGTATGTGGAGGGCAAGAACGTCCAGGTTGATCTGATTTATATCGAGAAGGACGGCACATTCGTAGTGGCTGGCAAGCGTTATGGACGCGCCAGATAATCGTTACCGTTTCGTTATATTAAATTCCTAAAATTCCCCCTTAGGGCGTGAGACAGTTGAGCCATCAACGAAGGGCGTTGATAGAAAGGCTCAAAATGTTTGATCCATCATTCGGTGACATGATTGTCATGATTGTCTTATCTGGACTATATTTTCATCTAGGCCGTATCGTCGGCATCCGCGTGGGTTACATCAAAGGACGCAAGGCAGTCCGTGATTACTACGCATCAAAAGAAAGGGTGAGAGTGTGAAAGCAAGTGAAGTCCTATTATCAGCTACTGACATCATTGGAGACCGAGGACGAATATATGGTCATCCTCGTATCAATCAGACTCGAATCGCATTACGACTCCAGCAAATGCTCGAAACTCCAATCTCAGACCATCAAGCATGT